TGGTGGTCGGTTTTCGATAATACTTACCCTACCTACGGGGGCGGCGTGTCGCCTTGTCCTACCTGCGGCCGGTGCTATTTCCTCCGTCATTCCGGTCAAGCAGCTACCTATTAGAGATCTGAGCGCATAGGCAAGACGCGCTACGACAGTGCCTATGGTGGCGTTTGTAGTGAGTCGATTAGGCCGCTAGCGTCGTGTTTGTTCACGTCGGCGATAGTGGTAACGGCTTCCTTATTCATGCTCGTTAGCCAGGCGTTTACGGCGGCCAGCTTGTCGATGTCGTCCCGTGTACCTTGCTTACCAAGTATGGCGTGTATGGCTTTAACTTGACCAGGCGTTGCCGGGTACATGCTCGACCCCTTCGATACGGCTTTGTACTGTGGTGCTGGTGTGTCTGTCTGTGTTTGCCATGGATCGTCGGGTATTGCCTCTGTGGTGTGCATGACTTTAGTCCGCTCTTTAGCGTGTTGAATCTCGTCGAGCGTGGCGATACTGGCATCTATGCCGATACCGAGCGCACCGATAGCGCGACCCCATGCGCTTGTCTCTAGATTCTGAATCTCTGACCCGCGAGTAAATGGCGTTGTCCCTGGCACAATCTCCCAGGCTGTACCGATACCGGGCCTAGGATCGTCAGGTGTGCGGTAGGCGTATGCCCTACCGATTACCCATTTTTTACCCTCGACCTCGACAAACTGTGGCTCGTCCATTTGTAATGAGCCCTCCGGGTGCCTAGCTAGGAATAGTTTGATGCGGCTCGGGACGTCGATATACCCGTCCAAGTTGTAGCCACTCATGGCGTACCTAGATCCGCTAGCAATTCATTTATATGATTTGCAACGTCGTCAAATTCGATTAGAAATTCTTCCATAGCAAATTGGACGTCTATTAGGGCGTCTCGATAGCCGTCCGTATATGTTTTCATGCTTTACCCCACATGAAACCGAGGACAAGGCCACCGACTAAGCAAGCTAGACCAATTAAAGCTGGACTCATGCTGTCCGCCTCCATACTCTGATTACTCGGCCGTTATTGCTTTCCCGTGTACTAACAACAAAATTGCCTTGACTCTCGATCATGCCTTGAGAGTTCCATGATCTAAATAGTGCGCCTATTTGGTTTGGGTGTCCTAACGGTTTACCTATTGCGTCGATCAGGACGTCGGCACTAAAGAGTCCCCCGATAGCTAGGGACTTACGGAATATCGTGGCTTGCATACGCCATGCCGGGTCTATCTGTGCGAGCACCTCGACATCTTGCCGGTCGAAACGCTCGCAGTAGGTACATAGTTGGCCGGTGCAATTATGGCCCGGCCGGTCGAGCTGTACATCTCCTAGCTGGTCAAATAGTGTCTCTTGGTTTTGCATTGTTCCCCTTTTCCTTTGTTGGCTAACCTTGGTTAGTCGGTCTGACATTGTCAAGCACTTTAAGTAGTTTCGGGCGTGTTTGGCATAATCTCGGCACTCCAGCGGTGGGACATTGTGCGTCGATATGCGAGGGTCGGCTTACCGTCCCGTATTGTGACTAGCAGTTGTCCAGGTATATTTAGGTCGTTAAGCTCGAAACTGTGGTAGGTGGCGTTTAGCACCCGTGGCGCGTTTGGTTCCAATGGTCGGCCCCCCGTCCGTTATCCCAGGCGGTAAAGAATGCTCGGTCTTGGTAGTAACGATTCCATTCCTGTATTGGCTTCTCGCGTAGGTCTTTAATGTCCTCGATAAGGCCGTCGGCTGTGGCTTTAGATTCTTGTATCATCATGTGAGTTAGGCTTATACGCCATTGACTATCTAGGAACTGGTAGGCGCCGCTTGCAGTCGATATGGTGCTGCGAGCTCTATAGTTATAGCGGGACTCCCTGTGCATTATGCACTTGCGAACTTGTGCCCATTTGCTGTCATAATGTTGACCCGTGTACAGGCTGGGCTCGTAGCCTTTCCAGTCCTCTGCAGCTGTCGAGTGTGCTACGCATGCGGGGGCCGTAATCATGGCGGCACATACGAAGATCTCGGCTATCATTCGGCCTCGATTATTGTTACCGTGCTAGAGATTCGCACCCGCTTACCGATGATCTCGTCAAGGCTTTGGCGGTCGATCCGCCGTTGGCCTCCCGGTGTCGTGATTCCGTCGATCTGGCCGTTATCGACGTAACGCCTAATAGAATCTCTGGAGACTCCTAATAGTTCGGCGGCTTCGCCTGGCTTAATATATTCGGTCATGTGTTCCCCTTTGTGTAGGGTTTTAGACTACCGGCTATTTGCTTGTTTTACGTGCTTTTGCGAGTTCGCGTGTCCACCTGGCTTTAGTAAGAGGCGATTGAGCCAAGATAGGCAGGGGATATATTGAGCCGTCGCGGTCGGCGTAGCTTGTAAATGAGACATGGATATGGGCTTCGTGTTTCCATTCGCCGTGACGCCATTTCCACCAAGTTTTACGGTACGTCCCCGACGATATGCGGTTTTCGTACACGACATATTTAAGGCGATTAGATCCCGGTAAACCTGACCCGGCGTAATCTATCAACTGATTAGCCAAAACTCTAGCCGTGCCGCCACCTGAAAAAGTGCCTAGGTTTTCGTCTATGTCAATGGCCCTAACAATTTGGTCGGCTCCGCTTGGATTGTGGTCTGACTCGCGAGACGAGTGTGCCTCGTCACCGATCCAGCCGTCCGATTGCTTGTCGCGTTTAGGCCAGCGTCGGTCGATCTGATTTCGCAGCTGTACGCCACCTTTACAGAGTTTTGCCACTTTTCACCCCATAGCGTGGGTCTGCACCATTTAGCGCGTTAATAATTACGGGTATCACGGCTGCACCAATTGCCACAATTAGCGGGTGTACGTCGGAAGTCATTAGCCAGGACGCGATAGCACCGAGTGCGGCTCCGGCCGTTATTTTGACGATTGAGCCTTCCCAAGTGTTTGCTAGCCATTTTTTCATTTAGTATCCATTTTTACATGCTCAATAAGTCGATCGACTTTGTGGGATAAGTCGGCGAGTGATTGGCCGCCGTTACGGTAGCCAGGCTGTATTGAGAGCGTGGCTTTAGCAATTTCGTCGCGGACTACGTTACGGACAAGCCAAATTAAGCCGCCGCCCATAATGCCAAGTATGGCTAGGACCGTGGCGACTAATCCGACGTAATCCGCTAGGCTCATCTGGCTAACTTGGCTCGGACTGCGGCACGTGCCCGCTCCGTGTCGCTGGCTATCGCAGGCTTAGCCGCTTTTTTCTTTGGCTTTTCCTCGACGTCTGGTGGCGTGTCTACGTGTAGTTCTTCGTCAATTTGTGACATTTATGCTCCTAGGTTGGGGTACATGACGGCTATCATGGCGTCGGTAAATCCAAGGGATTTAGCGTGTGCGATTGCGGCTTCTCTGGCTTTGTTATCCGCTTTTAGTTTGTCCGTTTCGGCTTTTTCTAGCCGTTTTATTTCGGCGGTTACTTCGGCGGTTGTTAGTGGCTCTACGTCTGGAGTGTGCCAAGTTATGTTTTCGACGTCGTCACCGTCCATACTCCACTCAATGCCAGGACGTAGGCTAATTACTGCTTCCTGAGTCGTTATCATGCTCCCACCTCTATTGCATACATTTGCCCCGTCGCATTCTGATTTTGTACTACTGCCAGAGTTCCCGTGCCTGAGACTAATTTTTGTTGCAGTTTATATGTAACTGCGCTTGTAGTTGCCGGAGCATTGTAACCCCATAAAACTATCGGATTCCTAAAATTTGACGGACTTACATTTGCCCCGTTACTAAAATCTTCTGCACCCGACAACGGAGTAGCACCGCTAGTTGTTAGTCTTAAGCCCTGCAAACCAGCATTATTGCCACCCAAAAACGTTGCGATAATAAAAAGATAACTAGTGTTTTTTGTTGGCGTAATCGTTACCGTCATGCCGGTAACATCAACGTAACTCGTACTTGTTGTAGTCCGCTCCGTGACATCTGTCGCTCTAATTACTTGCAAAATTTTACCACCGGCTAATGCTTGAAAAGCTGACCCGTTGTAAAACTCGGTTGAGTTTGTGTCCTGTAAGTAAGTAAATTGTCCGTCTGTCGGGGTCGGTATTGCCGTGGCCCTAGCCGCCGATGTAGCAAACGGTAGTACACCGACTAGGTCTACTCGGTTAGCCAAGGCGAGTGAGGTTGCCGGGTAATCGGCGACAAGGTCGGACGCCTCCACATACGGAGATCCTTCAGGTGTTAATGCCATTTCATTTCTCCTATGCTGCGCTTAATGAACCATTAGAAACTATTTCGAACCACATGGCCGTATTAAATACGTCATTCCATTGTATATCTGTGTAGACCTCTCCCCACGTTAAAGTCTCAAAACTAAAACGCGGGTCGGAAAGTGACAAGGTAAGAATGTGTTCACCTGGTGTATAAACCTCGCCCCAACCCTCGACAATGCCCGCAAATTGGGCCTCTGGGGCCGGTTGAGGCAAGTTTAAGATAGACACTTCCATACCGCTAACCAGCTCCATTACTTTGTCGCGGGTCGGCTCGTCAAGGTTCTGCACCATAATACTTATCGACCCTAGATTCCAGAGCGGGTTAGACTGAGCTGTAATGATGTTACCTGCTCGCTCAATTACGTCGGCTGCGCCTTTAATGTCGGTCTGCAGGCGGTATTCGCGTAAACCGTAGGCGGCAATTGAGGTGGCGTCGGTTTGCGTAAATTCGTGGGTTTCATTGTGCCCTAAGACCGTGACAGAGTTTACGAGCGATTGCCGCGTTTTAGCCCATGTTGGGGTAAATATGATCCCGTCATCGGGTACAAGGGTAGAGGACATATTTACCGGGTAACTATCCCAGTCCGTGGTGGCGTCTGCCCATGTGCCAAATTGCGCTGACCAGGCGCCGGCAAATGTGGTGCTGCCTCGATCACCGTATGACTCGAATACGATACGGCCGTAGGGATCGTCAAAGTATGTGCCGCCGTTGCGCTCGGCTAATTGTGCTAGTTCGCTTAATGCGTCCGTTGCGGTAATATCTCCGCCGGTTATTGCGGCTAGGGTTGTTACTGAGTCGGCCCCATTTAGGTAAGGCAGACCAACGGCGGTTAGTACCTCCTCGACGCGCTGTGAGACTGTTTGCTCGGGGTAGCCACTTGCCCCGACTTCGGTAAATCCGACCCGCGATAGTTCCCCGATGCCCGTTAATGTGGATACTGCTACGGGTGGGTCGGCCGATAGGTGGGTTACGCTTACGTCGGATACTTGACCCGTAAACCTGTGGAACCCATAGGCTTTAATTACCAGCTCGTCGGAGATCTCGACATCGACACCTATTGAGCCTCGAATAATAATCTGACAGTTTGAGGGCTGCGGGTTGGCTGTGACGTCGGCGCGGCCGTGCTGGATCTGTACCTGGTACTCGACCGTATCAAGGTCGAGCGGTACGTCATTGAGCAGGATTTGGCTTATCACCCTAGCACCGGCGTAATCGCGGCCCCGTTACGAGCGTCGGCTGACCTAATGAGATTCTGTAATGCCTGGGCTACGGCCGTATTGGTGAGGGCTATTTGTCTCTGTGAGGCGTTGGCTACTGCTTCGGCTCGACCAGCTGTACCGGCTGCCTCGACTTCCCGTAGAGCTGCGGCTACATCGGCCATAAGTTCGGCCCTAAATGCTGCGCCTACAGGTTGCGCTATTTTCTTGCCTATTCGCGCTAGCCGGTTTACGTCTTTTGCCATTTGTTCGGATATGGCGTCGATCATTGTTAGTGCTGATTCTTGGCCGGCTAGCAGAAACTCGGGGACTAGGCCCATGGCTAGAGTTTTTGTGGTTTCTTGTACGCCGAGAAACTTGTCGTTTAGTGTTGGTACGAGTCCCTCGTCGAGCATTTGCTGACCCAACTGAGCCCCGACTTCTGGTCCTAGGCCTGCTATTTGCTCGATGAGTCGAGTGTCGGCCCCTTGAGCTTTAATAGCGGTTAGTACGTTTCCAAAATAGTTCGCCTGGTCTATTTGTTTGTTAAACCCGTCGAGCAGGCTAGCTCCGGTTCGTTGGCCGGCCTCGTCAAATTGTCCAGCGAATGCTGAGCCTAAATTTACGCCGGCCATTAGGTTAGCTTGCATTCCGGTCGTAAAGTTGTCTATTGCGTCGGTGGCTTTTTGTAGTTCGCCGGTAAAAAATGCAAGGTCGGCGCGGTTGTTTTTTAGGGCTTCGCTGCCTGTCTCGTAGGCACCGATGAGGGCTTTCTGATTTTTTGTAAGTTTGTCAATCTCGGAGCTTGTCCCGCTCGTTGCGTTAGCCGCATTTTCCTGGTCAAGCGTGTATTCGCCGATGTATGTGTTTACTTGCTTTTGTCGGGCGGCTAAATCTTGATAATCTTTGTTGGCGGCTTTTAGGATTGAATTACCCACCGAGTGGGCGTTAAGGTAAGCCAGGTACTCATCGGTGCTCATGCGTACCGCGCCGGTTAAATTGTTCCATTGTGGCACGGCGTTGCGTGCCTCATAGGCTGTTAGTCCTACGGCTTTTGCTGCGGCGTCGGCCGAGTCTGCGGCTTCGTCAAGGTCATCACCGAGTAACAATGCTGCCGCGCCTAGTGGGTTAAATGTCGATAGTAGGCGTATTCCTAAGTCGTCTGAACTTTGTAGACCTTTTATAAAACTTAATATATTAGTGTAGGCGGTTAAAAATTTTCCTCCGGCTTTGAAAGCTTCCGTGCCTACTATTGACAAGGTCGAGCCGGCTAACGTGGCTTCGTCCTCTAAGTCTTTCATGGATTGTACAAGGCCGTCCGTGCCGTCGGTCGCTGATTCGACGCCGGTTAGTAGTCCTTTGCCGAATGCTTCGCCCAGGTTGTCGACTGCCTGGTTGAGTCTTTTCATGCGGCCGGTAAGTGAGTCGGCTGATTCTGTGGCTTGTCCGCTAAACGTGTCTGAGAGTGCCTGGGTGATTGCTTGCATGTTGCCGGACTTGATAATTGAGGCGTCGATGCCGGCGCCTAAACGTGATAGGCCGCTAATGTTGCCGTCGTATGCTTTGCCGAGTGCCTCGGTGACTGCTTGGAGACTTTTACCTGTACCGGCGCTAATGTCCATAGACAGTTTAAGCATGTCGTTAGCGGTTGCCGTGTCGCCGATTGAGCGTATTAAACGGTCGTAGGCGGGTCGTAGTTCGTCATCGGCTACGCCTGTGGATCTTTCCAATACTGAGATAAAGTCCTCAACCTTTTGGGTGTCATGTGCTACGCCCACGTTTTCAAGGGTGAGGGCTAGTTTTCGCATAGCCTCCTCGTCGGCCATGGCGGCATTTACTCCGTCGACGGCCATTTTGGTAGCTAGGCCAGCGATAGCAATACCGGCACCGATTGCAGCTGGCCCTAGCATGTTTTTTAGGGATCCAGCGAACCCGGTGAGGCCGCCTTGTGCCTGGGCTAGGCCGCTGTTAAATTTCTTGAGATCCGCTGCTAGGTAGATTGTTAAA